AGTATTAGGCATATAACGTTCCACCCAAAGGGCATTATTTAAATCCATAATTTCTCCATAATATAAAAAAATATAGTATAACACAAAACTTTGTTTGTGTCAACTAAAAAATTCAAACGTCAATCCATTTCCAACCAAGACACAGAGCCATCATTTTACGATGTAACCATATTGGTTTTTTACCAATTGCAATACGAAATTGGCCAATTGCATAAAAACCCACACACGGTGGGCTACTGATAGTTGTGTATAGATTAGAATCTACTAAGTACGCTCCCGAATTTTTCATTTTGCGTCTTTGATGCCTTCAATCAGAGCTTCAACTTCTTTGAACTCTGCAACATCTGAAGAAAGAGATTGTTTGAATTCATAGTTGGCAATTTTACGAACAATCTTTTTTGGAAGTTTCAATTCATCATTTGCCAATTCCAAAATGTCTGCAATAGATTCGTTATTTGATTTTGTTCGATTCATGCAAAGAACAATTTCATCAACATAACCTCTAAGGACTTTTAGTTGTTTTTCATCGAATGTACCAAAAAGTGTTTGTACTGCATTAGTCATCTTTTAACTCCGCTTGTAACTTACCTATAACATCAAGGAAAGGTTCTTGTGTGGCAACATTACCATTCAACAAATTAATCATTGTTAATTGAACACCTTCGGGATTAACTCCCTCAAAAACAACAGATACTTGTTTTGGATTTATAAAGATTGTGCCTTTCGTTTCGGCATCTGCAAATGGAATTAACATTACATTACACTTTCATTTTTTTCGAATGCTACCCAATATTGAATATCATCCTTTGTATTTTTAAAATGTGCAAAACCTTTGAAGGAAATTTGCACGGCATATTCGCCGGGTACCATCTTAATGTTTTCTGTTTTGAAAACAATCTTGTATGATTTACCATTGCCTTCACCAACGTTGATTGAGTTGGTGTGTTGTGCATCGTCTTTAGCATCGTAAGATACCAATTCAATAGAATTGCCATCAGATTGTACTGCAATGTTTGGTGAAGATAACACAGAAGATGCCTTCATAATATCAGCATAATCTTCAGTGGTCAGAGTAAAAGAACAATTTACTTCATCCAACTTAATTTCTTTGTTTGGTGGAGTAACAATCATTTCTTTTGCTGCTTTGCGGAATTTAGTCTTGCTTCGGCCAGAACTAAAGATAACATTTGCAGTATCAAAATCCAATTCCGTAGCACCCTTGAATAGAGAATATACAGACAAGAATTGGTTCAAATCATACACACAAAAACTTTCAGGGAAATCATCCTTGAGAACTGCTTGTGCAAGTACTGACTTACCTGCTGAGATTGTGGTAAGTTTATTACCTTGTTTAAATTCGATACCCTGATTGATTGCTGAAAAGTTCTTCAGTACATTTAGGGTTTCATTTGATAGTTTCATCTTTTTTCTCCATTATAAAATTTTCATTGGAATACATTATATCATGTTCATACAAAAACATCAAGCAGCACATAGCGTGTGCCAGGTGGTGTATACCAGATTCAGTATCTGTATCTTCACCTTTTTTCCAGGCCCATATATGTCTTTGTAGAGCATCAAAATACCTGCGTTTTGAATCAGGTACTTTTTTCCAATTATCACGTTCATATTTCTGAGCACCAAAAGTTAAAACTCTAACAGTTTCTTCTAGTGCTAAAGGTGGAAGTAAACCGTATTCTAACTTATTAGAATCATATTTACGACCAGCTTCAAGCATTTGAGGCATTACATTTCTCCGACATAATTTGCTACAGCAGGCATATCTCCATGGAAGTGATAAGTTCCAATGTGTGCTGTACGCATCCAAGGACATAACCAAATTGAACCACCCATGTTTCTCCACCACTGACAGAACATGTAATCTTCTGATAGATAACGTTCAGAATCTTTATCAATTGTGGTGTCAAAATAAGCATGAATGTAACGAGTGCCGTCAAAGTTTGCTTGGCCTACATGATCTGGTTTATATTTAAGTTGTGGATATTGTGCAGCGAATTTAGGAAAAACTTCACGTTTAATCATCATAAACCCGGTACCAATTTCCAAAACTTCTAGTGGTTGTGTAACAGAAAATTGTGCAGTTCCTTTGACAGGATTAAACACAAAGTCGCCTGCTACTTTTTCCAAAACACTTGCATCAAGGGCGGGGTTCTTTTCAAGAGCTTTCTTAACAGCTTTCCACTTGATTGCTTTCTTCGGATAAGGACCGCCAATAACTTCTTTGTCGAGTGCCAACATGGCAATAACATCTTGCGGATTAAAATTGATATCCGAATCAATAAACAAAAGATGAGTACATTCGGAACGATATAAGAATTCATCGACCAAATAATTTCTTGCCCGTGTGATTAACGATTCATTGAACAAGAATGAAAACTTTACTTGGATTCCATATTGAATACAAAGACCTTGTAAGTCTAAACATGCTTTCATATACAAACCATGGTTCATACCACCGTACATAGGGGTTGCAACAAATATGCTGTACTTCTGAAGCTCTTCTTTTTTAATACTTATTTCCATGTAAACTCCATAAAATAGGGAAAGCCACCCCTAAGAGTGGCTTAGGGATTGCTAATTAAGCAGTTAGTGAGTAACCAGTGCTCAATGCGGCTTGAACCAAAGCTTTGGTTGGTGTACCTAGACGGTAGAAAGAAATTTTACGACCATCTTCCAAGTACTTGGTGTTGGTGTAAATAACATTGCCTTCTTGACGAAGTTCGTCAATACGTGCAGCAACATTGCTGATACCAAAACGTGCTTGCGCTTGTTTGGTTGTAAACGTGTTGTAACCACTAGCTTTCTTCAAAGTGTTCAACATACGTTGTTTTGCAGATAATTTTTCCATGATATAACTCCTAATAATTTAAAAACCTCACATTGCGTGAGAATCAACATCATACTATTATATATGATGTTTGTCAAGCACATTTATGGTATACTTAACTTATCTGCCAACTTGTGGCAAATATTTGGCCTTGGTTTCATCCCAAGACAAATAGATTAAGTCATCATAGAAAAGATTTTCATACGACACTTTATTTTGTTTCTGTAATTGCCTAATACGGCCTTTGGCATACTTTGTTTTCCATATGTTGGCCAAAGTTTCTTCACTTGTATCAAAAGACTTTACCAACTCTGTATCACCAATTTCTTTGCGTAAGAATTCGTTGGTGTTATTGTACAAAGGAGAAAAGTAAATTCCACGTTGGTGTTCGGTACGAATTAATTCTTTTGGAATACCAAGTTTGGAATAAGCATAGTTTAGTGACCGATTTTTATGGTCACGTTTCAGTGGAAGTCCTTGTGGATTTTTTGCTTCCCACCATTCGAAGTATTTTCTTGGTTCATTTTCTTTGATCCATTTAAATACCATATTGCGAGTAGAACGAGAAGGTTCAAACGCAACTGATCCAGAAGAAAATCCCATTTTTTGCCAATGTTCCAGGCCATCATACTGAGAAAGTCCGTTGAGCTTGGTTTTTCCATACAATGACGTTGTAGTAATCCCAACAAGAGTGTCTCCATATCTTTCTTTCCAATCTTTTTGTACTGTATCTGCCAAACAAAGAAGTGCTAACAATTTACCACCCATGTAACTATAACCAAGAGGTTGCAAAGGAACAATAGTAGAACCAATTGCAGTATGGTTAATCATACTTTGTTGTGTCTTAACATCCCTAGACCATCCAATCGCACTGTCTCTAGGTGTGAGGTCAAGAAAGTCAGACGATATACAGATAACACCAAGGTACTTACCGGATCCGCCGTCTTTGACTGTATAGAACAGATTACGGCCGATGTTAGAATTGTTCTTCATTGTAGAAGAAAATGTACGAACGGCATTCCAAGTTTCTGCGAGGTCTCCATTAGACAATTCTAATACAGGCTGAAGTTTTTCATAGTCATCAGGACCAGTCGGCATCCAAAAGTTCTTTTTAACGAGTTCAACTATCTTTGCTTGGTCTTTATTAACCATCTGTTGTTCTTCACCATCAAAAATAGTATAAATGGTTTCTGTTGGATAACGTTCTTTAACTTCACACCATTTTTGATATAAAGTATATTCCTTTACATCCATTTTAGATGCATAAGATAAATCTTCAATCAGAATTTTTTTAAGATTATCAACGTCAATGTGTTCATGTGTTGGGTTCTTTTCTAACCAATCTGCCCATTGTTTTTCTACAGGATCAATTTGCGGTTTTGCCATTTTTCATTGCGTTCATATATTTGGTGTGATTCTTAACAAAAGTTTTCATTGTTTTCTGGCGTTTGTCTAATCCAAACTTTAGTGCCAACGGTTTTACACGTTCAGTATACACTATACCATTCAAAAGGTCAAGCTCATGCAAGAATATCCTGGCAGATATACCATTGAATCTTGTGGTATGTTTAGCACCAACAAAGTCTTGATATTCTACCACAATTTCTTTTGGTCTGGTAATCCTAAGACCTAAAAGTGGAAAAGATAAACAAGCTTCCACAATGTGAGATTCTCCAATCGATTCCAAAATCTTGGGATTAAAAAATGCCACATAGTCATCGCCGGTACCCATGACAAAAACACGATGCGAGAATCCGCATTGATTTGCTGATAGGCCATAACCATTATGGTGTTTACAAGTTTCTACCAGTTTGGAAGCAAATTCATTGGCGTTAACTGGAGGGTTTGTAAAATCAAACTCAAATAACACTTGTTTAAGTAATGGTGAATTCTCAGGAACCAAATCAAAAACAGAATTTTCTTGTTGTTCTGGTTGTTTTAAATCTTTTGTATTATATTCAAATAGTTCACTCATTTTACCACCTGTGAAAAGTTATTCTTTTTCTCAAATTTTACGATTGACCTAAACTTGTCAAAGAGTTGGTCGCCTTTGTGGCTAATAACAAATATGTTTGTATCTTGGCCCATTTCATGTATCAATTTCAAAAACTCATCTGTGCCTACTGTATCTAGGCTAGAATCAAAGACCTCATCCAGTATCAACAGATTTGTGTTGGTTGAATTCTTTAACTTTGCAATCTGTCTCCATGTAAACAATAGAGCCAAATCAATACGCATCTTTTCGCCTTCTGAAAAGTTCGAATAACTAAATTCATCACGGTGCCTAGATTTAATTGTTTCTTCAAAGTTTTCATTAAGATTGAAGTTGACAAAGAAGTCCATAGCCTTCAAATACTTGTTGACAAACTTGTTTATGATGGGCAAATACTGTTTAATGATTTTGGTTTTAATACCATTGTCTTTCAACAAAGATGCAGCATACTCATGATAGTGTTTATCAACAGACAGATTTTCCTGTTCTTTTTCCAAATTGGTCAACTCTAACCTAAGTTCTTTTAACTTTTCATTTACCTCTGTTAGATTGTCCTTGCGTTCACTCAATTCTTTAATCTCTCTATTCAATTTAGTAATATAGTTATTGACGGCAGTGATTGTAGAATTGTGTTTAACAACCTCATTGTTGTGTTCTGAGATATGTTTGTTAATAGCAATAATTTCATTGGTTCTGGTGTTGAGTTTTGACATTTCATCTATGATGGTTTGCAAAGCACCTTCTATTTCCGTTTTCTTGTTTTGTTTTTCTTGTACTTGAGAACTTTTCCATTCTGTTGTGATTACTTGTTTACATGTAGGACAATCATCATTGTGTTCATAGAACTGAATGTCTTTTTCTACCTTCAAATATGTGGATGACATTTTAGCTTCAACTTGTACAAACTTTTTGTATCGTTTTTCAACATCCAACTTGTCAGTAATTTTGGTAGATAATTTTCCAATATGTTTATTAATCAGTAAAATGTCTTTTGTTAGCTGTGAGTTAATCAACTCATTGTCTATAATTTCCTGTTTCTTTTTGGCAATTTCTTCATCATTGTTTTTCTTATGTTCTTCAATATTTTGTTCTTGCAACTTTATTTTTTCTGTAGTCAACTCAATTGCATACTTTGTTTTTGTTGTCGATTCTTTTATACCGGCCATGCGGTCTTTGATAATACCATTCATTGATGTAAAAATTTGTATATCAAGTAGTTCTTCTATTATTGTCCTGCGGTCAGATGGCGACAATTGCATGAAAGGAACAAAAGATGCAGACCCAAGAATAACAATTTGAGTAAAAGATTTATAGTTAAACTTTAGAATTGATTTCTCTAAAAATTCTTGATAATCTCTTGACTTGGCATCCTGATTCAATAAAACTGAATTACAATATATTTCAAAAGTGTTAGGTTTAATACCACGAACAATCTTATATACTTTTTTACCAATAGTGAATTCAACCTCCACTACAGCATCCGTATTGTTAATAGAGTTTACAAGATTTGGTTTATTAATTTTACGAAAAGGCTTGCCAAACAAACCAAAGCACAAAGCATCTAAGATTGTACTTTTGCCGGCACCATTGTTACCAATGATAAGTGTGTTTGGAGATTTATCAAGTTTGATTTCGGTAAAACTATTGCCAGTGGACAATAAGTTTTTCCATCTAATGGTTTGAAAAGTAATCATGCTTGCTCTAGATTCAATGCCTCAACGTAAAGTTCTCTTAACATATTCTTTAATTTATTGTTGTCTATACCAGAATTCTCAAGTGCATCAACATACTTGTTTATGATAGTTACTGTGTCTTCCGCTTCGTCTATGGTATCACTTATAACACCTTCTGTCAAGTCTAATGCATCTTCCACAATGGTAATATCCAGCGGATTTACCATGTATAATTTGTTCATAAGTTGGTCAAACAAATACGGATTCGTTTTATTGACTGCCACAACTTTAACATATGTGTTGGCATAAATGCTTACGTCTTTTGCCATAATATCTTGTATTGATTGTGTTTTATCATCATATACAATCCTATGGAACATTATGTTAGGGTTTTTGTAAAAGGCAAGTTCCTTACTTTCAAAATCAAAGATGTGAAATCCTCTTTCATCATTATAATCTTGCCAAGTAAGCTCATAAGGATTACCAAGATAATGTATATCGTTAGCGCTAGATTTGTGGTGATAATGGCCACTAAAGGTGTGTGTAAACTTTCTGAATAGTTCTCGGTTTAAACCTTCTTCCGATGGCATACCACGATGCATGGCAAAACCTGCAATTTCAAAATGGCCCATGCATATTTCTGCATTAGTTTCTTTTAACATATTCATAGAATCTTCATAATTCTCTGGACAAATCCAAGGCATCATACAAATTTTATGCGGACCAACATATATTTCAGAAGGACTATCAATCACATTAATATTGCCATATTCTTTCAATAATAAATCTACAGAATTAACATCATTGGTATTTTTAAAGTATGTGTCGTGGTTGCCCGCCAACATATGTACTTCAATACCTTGTTCATATAATTTATCAAAGAACATTTCTTTTGTTCTTTTAAGTGAAAAGAAGTTTACATATTTGCGTCTATCAAACGTGTCGCCAAGAATAAGCACAGTATTAATTCCGGCAGATATAATAGTAGGAAAAAATGTTTCATTATAAAATTTTTCATAGTAGTCCAAAAAATGGATGGAATCATTCCTAGCTCCGAAAATGCTGGTCAGTTATGATTGCAACTTTCATTCTGACACCTCCTTCTCAAAAAAATTGTTTTGTTTATTTGGATTAGGACCATCTGAACCTATTCTAGGTTCAGGATCCAATCCGTTCAAATAATATTTTTTATATAAATGTTTAGTCACTTTTGTTTTATCCTGTAGTTCACGCCATCCATAGTATAACACACCTTTATACTCTATGTCAATAGTGTTGTGTATATCTTTACCTTTTAATCCGTGTTGGCCATTCTTTCTAGATTTTTCGGCATTTAATTTTCCTGTGTTCCAACGTTCTTTCATTTTTTCTGAATGTTGTTTACGGCGTTCTTCATTATTCATCCATCCCTCCAACACCTTTATTCTTTTTTCATCATAATATTCTTTTGTTGCTTCAGATTTATGCCATTTTGAAGATGGATGGTTTTCACCTTTTAGACCAAACATAGGATTATTACTTCCATAAGTAACAAAATTATTATGTGTGGAATTGATTTTAAATTCTTCAAAATTCCATTTCATTTCACGCAAACTTTTAAATATATCGTTCATATTTTTCCTTTTTGATATATTTATAATAGTTTGGTGCTAGAAATGATTTTCACGCCCTTCATATTCACATATTACCCTATCTGTAAGTCTTACAATTCTTTTGCGGTATTCAAACCCTAATAAACTAGCTTTGTTGCCCTCTGCATAAGGAGGATTCTTTCCTCTACTTGTATATTGTGCAGCAGTCAAATCAATAATCTTGTTTTCTTTATCTATAGCCCACCAATGCCAAACACCTTCATGGTCTAAAGCTTTATAGGCATGCATTGCCTTATGGCCAAATATTTTATATAAACAACCGGTAGCATTATGGCAATGTCCAAATAATGGATTGGTTGAATTTTTACCCCACCATTTCCTAGGTAACAGGTCATAGGTTAGGTTTTTAAGTATTAATCCAGAAATTAAGGCAAGGTTGTTTTCATTATAGTCTAAAAGATTCATTTTGTCAAGTCTTTTTTGGTACTATCCCATTCCATATCAACCAACTTAACTTTTTTCTTCATTTCCGATTCATAGGTTCTCTGTCTTAATTCCGAAGAACTGAACCGGTGTGACCTGGAGTTATACCAAATTTTGATACCACGTTCATCACAAATATGTTTACCTGTAAAATCTTTATCTTTATATTCTTCACCAATAATGCGAACAGTAATAGGCAAAAACATCAACATATCTTCAAGGTCTTTTTCGGTATTGTAAACAATGATTTCATCTACAAACTTAACTGCGGATAGTTGAACGTATCTCTCAACAATAGATTGCACTGGCTTGTTCTTGGTACCAGGCCTATCAATCGTAGGATCACTCTGGACACCAACAATCAAGTAGTCACATACTTGTTTACACTCTGCAAGCATAAGAATGTGTCCTGCATGTAGTAGGTCAAAAGTTGAACAAGTAAAACCTACTGGTTTACCTATCATATTGTCTGGCATAACTAACATAATTACTCCTCAATAGTTACAAATTCATTTTCAAGTAAGTTTATTTCCAACTCACTAGGACCTTCTAAGAAAGCTTCAATACCTTTTGGTTTTTTAGCAAGCTTTTTTTCTGCTTTCTTTTTGGATTGGCTTATCTCATACGTTTCAATAAATTCGGCAATGTTGTCGTACAGTTCAAATTGTTTGGAAGAACCTGTTTCCATATCAGTCATCTCATATTCATCTAAAATACCCATCTGCGCGGTAGATTTATATTTTATATATAACTGTTTTTTTTCTTTTTGAATGCGTCTTAGGAAAGCAAAGTAGATTATCTGTGTAAAATATGCAAATGGGTTTGAAGATTTTGATGGATCAAAGTTCTCAAAGTACATAAGACAGTTTTCAATGCCATCAGAAATCATTTCATCTCGGTAAGAATAACTGATAAAGTTAGGTTTGTGTGATAACCCTTCGGCAATTTTCATCCAGCATTCACCAATATAATTTGGTATTGGTTCTTTTGGATTCTTCTTTTTTCTTTCTTTATATGCCAATAACTCTTGGAGAAAGGTTGCGTTGTTAATGTAATGTTTAGAGCTCATGTAAGTATACCAAAATAAGTGTTGACAAAAGGGCTTGACTAATGTTAGTCTCCCGGTGTTGACCATTGAAATTAATGAATTACCTTTTCTTCTGGATCTAGTTCGATAAAGGCTTTCATCATAATTTCTTTCATTTTTTCAGACGTAGGTCCTTCTTCCGTTTCTGATTCATAGTATTCGTTCACAGAGTTTTCATAGTATTCACAGAATTCTTCTTTTGGATTAAGAAAAAACATTATGTCTTTTTTTGACAAAACCATTTCATTTTTTTCTATGAATGCTTGTGGTAAGTAAAAAGCTAAAGTTATATGGGATGCAATCCCTCTATTTTGAATAGAGAAAGCCATAGGATTAATGAATAAAAATTCACCTTCCACAATTTCATCTACTTCAGATACAACATCTGCACCATCATAAAGTCTGGCTATTTTAATCATTTTTTTAATCCTATTTTATAGGTCTTAAAGGGAAACTTTTCATCTGTATATATCTTCACTCTTTCGACAAAATGCTTTAATGTAAAATTCATATGTTTCTTATAACGTAAATCGTCCGCAATATCATAAAGTGTTGCTATCTCTTTATTTTCAGATTGCCGAAGTCCTCTTCCAATTGATTGCAAATTGCGAACCCTTGACTTTGAAGGAGATGCAAATATAATGTTATGTAAATTCCTAATGTTAATTCCGGTACTAAAAGTACCAAAAGAAGCAACAACAATAGCATCATTTTCTGTTTCCATAATCTTGCGAATATTTTCTCTGTCTTCCGTTTCCGTTTTACCTGAAATGAAAAAGACCTTTCGTTCACCAATTTTCTCGGTGTTCTTAATCATATCATAGAGGATTTGTCCATGCTTGGCAACCATTTGATATAATATAAGTGTATTATTACCTAAACTAACCGCAAGAT